GCAATGATATCAGAGCGCAAGCTGCTTGCAGGCGCGAGGTGCGAGATCGACCCGGACAACGCACCGGCGGGCGACAGCGCATGGTTCCTCGTTTTCGCGGACGATATCGACGCGCTGGAAAAACTATACTTTGCTTTCAAGTTCCGGTTCGCGCCGGATGAACAGGCATAAGGGGAGGGATAACGAATGTCTAACGGATTAAACGACCAGAGCATACTGGACGTAAGGCAGCTAATAACGGGCAAAGACGGCCAGCTATTTGTGACGACGCGGGCAGGGGTAAACATATTCTTGGCCGAGGTCGATGCATTTCAGGCCCAACTTTCCCCAGCCAACACCGACTACCAGCCGGTCGGCAGCGCGTTAGTATACGCGGTAAACACCGGCTACAGCGTAACGCTGACGCTGACCGAGGCCGTCATTCGCGACGACGTGATGCTGGAGGAACTGATCAACGACATACAGCGCGGGTATTTCCCCGGCTACGACTTTCAGGGAAAGCTGCGCCGACGCGACGGACAGGCGCAGCGCATAGTATACCGCTGGTGCATACCGGACGGGACTATAGACCTGCAGAACCTGCAGCCGGGAGAGATCATCAAGCGGGCGTGGAGTTTCCGATGCAACGCAAGCCCTGAGATGCTCGAGTTTTTCAGCGGGATACAAGGGCTGCAGTCCGACATATACCGCAACACATACCAATAAGAGAGGGGTAACAAGACCATGAGTATAAACACAACGCCCGAGTATTATGACGATCAGGTCGAGGAACAGGCGCAGCCGCTGACACAGGAAGAAATCCTGATGAGCGAACAGGACATATTAGCGGGATTGCTCGAAGCCGGTATGGGGCGCGACAACGAGGAAAACTACCGCAAAATCCAGATAAAGCGCAACGGGAGGCTGCTGTTCGAGTTCCGCATCCGGCCTTTGACCGAGGACGAAAGCCTGATTTGCTGGCGCAGCGCGACCCGGTACGCGCCCTCGAAGTTCGGGCAGCCAAAGGTGGCTATCGAAACTAACCAGAGCAAATACCGCGCATACCTGATATACACGGCGACCGTCAACGAGGACAGGGCCAAGACGTGGGACAACAAAAAGGCGCAGGAGGGCGTCGGCGTATTTCAGGGCGTGGACATGATCGAAAAGGTGCTGCTGGCGGGGGAAAAGACAAGAATCCTCGACCAGATAGACGAAATCAGCGGAGCGGACGAATGGGCTGAGGAATCGGCGGGAAACTAATAAAAGCAGGGGGCCGGGTGCGGCTAATGCTCGAAGTTTTAGAGCGGTTCCCGCAGTTGGGAACCATACACGACTATCGGGCATTGCCCCCCGGCGAGAGGGCGTTATATAGCCAGTATACCCTTCTGAAAATTGAGGAATTGCGGAAATCCCCTGCTATAAAACTGGACATCGGACGGAAAGGAGGGTAAGGGGTGCGAGACGACACGGTTGTAATCGACATAGTAGCGCAGGTGACGGACGACACGGCAACCGGCGCAGCCAGCGCGACAAAGAACGTAAGCAAGCTGGAGGAATCCATGAAGCGCGTTCACAACGAGGGCCAGAAGCTACAGAAAATGAGCAAGCTGCAGATGACGGCCACGCTGATAGACAAGGCCAGCAAGGGCATATCAGCCGTTTGGAATAAGGGCCGGGAGATCGCGGGGAAATTATGGTCGGTTACCGTAAGCGTGATCGACAAAGTAACCGCGCCGATACGCGGCATGATATCGAAGATCGGCGACCTGATAGGCATAGCGGGCATTGCATCAGCCGCGCTGGGTGGCCTGACCGTAGCGAACGCACTCAGCGCGAACGCCGCCAGCGCACGATACTCGGCGCAATTTGCCACCGTCGCGAAAAACGTCGGTATAGACGAAATCGGGCAGGCGTCCATATTGAGACACGCCCAAAATCTATCGAACACCACGATGTACGGCGGCTCGGAGTGGACGGCAGCGGCGGCAGAGTTCGCCACGTACATCTCCGACCCGAGGGCAATAGAACAGATGATGGACGTACTCGGAGACTACGCGGCGGGCATGAGCGGCGGCGTGGAGTTGACGGCAGAGCAGCTAGTGGACTACGCCACTCAACTCGGCAAGCTACTTAACGCCGAGGACGCGATGTTTGACGGGATAAAGAAAAAAGGGTTTACGGTTTCGGAGGCGCAAGAGGAAATACTCAAAACCAGCCTAACGAGCGACCTTGAGAAATCGGCGGTCGCAATGGAGATAATACAGGAATCGTGGGGCGGCCTCGCAAGGGAGATGGCCGCAACGCCGCTGGGGAAAATGGCAAAGATAAAAAACCAGTGGAGCGACATATTATCGACGCTGGGCGCGAAGCTGCAACCGGCAGCATCAAAGTTTTTTGACATGCTGGAAGCCCGGCTACCGGGCATAGGCAGCCTGTTGACCAGAGGCGCGGACAGCCTAAACAATCTATTTGAGCGGATACTCCCCGGCGTAGAGCGCGGGCTTGACAACGCCATACGCGGGATAGAACGATTCGGCAGGAAGATATCCGGAATCGTCCAAAGCCCGGAGTTTCAGGAGGCTACGCTGTTCGGGAAAGTAAAGATATTATGGGATGAGATCATAACAAAGCCTTTCGTGGATTGGTGGGAAACCAAAGGCCGCCAAGTGTTCATTGACAAGGCGGCAGACATAGGGCGCGGAATCGGGAGCGGGATAACACGCGGGCTATTGGCCCTGCTTGGATTCCAAAACAGCGACGCGCTGGCAGACGGCAAGAGCATCGGCGGATCGTTCATAGACGGATTCGTCGAAGGATTTGACACGGAAAAAATATGGGAGGCGTTAAAGACTTGGGCCGACGAACACAAGGCCCTCGTCGCAGGGCTAGGCACAGTCCTCGGCGTAAAACTGGTAGGCGGCATAATCGGCGCGGTGAGCAGGGCGAAAAGTACCTTTGACAACCTATTCGGAGGCAGGGGTGGAACGACCGGAGCAAGCGGCGGCATACCGACAATGTCAACCGCCAATATGACGGTTCCCGCGAACATAGTCAACGTATACGGAAACATGGTAAACAACGCGGGCGGCAGGATGCCGAACGTGCCGGTGACGGGCGTCCCGCGATTGCCACAGCTACCCGGAGGCGGCGGCCAGTTGGCACTACCGGGGGCAGCAGGGGCAGCGGGCGCAGCCAAAGGGCTGACAAGCGCGACCGGCTGGCTTGGCAAGCTGCTTCAACTAGGCTCCACGTCCTCGGTAATAGGGGCTAACGGTACGCTACTAGCGGTAAAAGGCGGCGTGGGCGGCATGCTCGGCGGTCTAGGCGGCGCACTCGGCACGGGGGCAACCACGGCGGCGGGAGCGGCGGCGGCAGGGCTTGCCGGTGGCGTTGGCATACTAGGCGGCTTGATCGGCGTAGGCAAGGGAATATGGGATATATTTCAAGGCTCAAAGATCGAGGACGACAAAGACCGCAAGACCAGAATCGCACAGGGCGCGTCAGGCATAGGCATGGTGGGCGCGGGAGCGGGCATAGGCGCAGCCATAGGCTCGGTAGTACCCGTGGTCGGCACGGCCATTGGAGCGGCTGTGGGCGCGGGTATAGGCGGCATAGCCTCCCTTTTTACCAGTGGGGCGATTGGCAAGGCCATATCCGACTGGACGGACGAAGGCGGCTGGATGAACAACTTCGGCAAGGCATGGATGGCTGGCGTGGGGGTAATAGGCGACTTCTTCACCAAGACCATACCGGAGACGTTCAGCAAGGTATTTGAGGGCGCAAAACAGTTTTTCACGCAGACAATACCCGCAGCGGTCGGGAACGTGGGGAACGCGATCAAAGGATTTTTTACCGAAACCATACCGGAGAAATGGAACGAACTCTGGACAGGCGTCGGGAACTTTTTCACCAAGACCGTGCCATACGCGCTAGGCTACGCAGTAGGTAAAATACAGATATTCTTCACGGAAACGATCCCGCGAGTTTTCGGCAGCCTGTGGGACGGCGTAATGACGTTCTTCACCCAGACCATACCAGCCGCGCTATCGACGATAGGAACCGCGCTGGCTACGTTCTTTACGCAGACGATCCCTGAGTTTTTCGGAAACATATGGCGGGGAGTGGCGGGGGTTTTTACGGGGGACGGATCCACCCCGGCGAGGGTGGGTGGCGGCGCGCTGGGGGCAATTTTTCA